TTCTGCTATGCGGCGCCGACCATTCGATTCTTCATTCTGAATGATCGTGCGTGCCATTTTCAGCGGCTCCTTTCCTCGCGCATGCGGCGCAGCTTGGCTGCGGTGTCGTCATCGTCACTGGATTCGATCTTGCGGCGGCCCCCACCGCTGGCCGACTTCTTGATCTTCAGTTCTTCACAGATCCAGTCAGCCAGGTCTGCACGGCCATCAGCCTTGGCCGGGTTCACGTCCTGCAGCGCTTCCTCCGACTCACACAACGATTCGAGTTCCTCAATCGTCATGTCGTGGATGGATTCCCACGTATGAACCGGCTCATCTCTGCGACTTTCTCTGCGAGAGCGTGAATCCTCTTCCCTGTTTCTGCGCATTCCCCTCTCGTCATTTTCTTGATCGGATTCATTGTCAGCTCCACGTGAACCCCTGGAGCTGACAGCACGATCTGACCCCCTGCCAGAAGATGAACGCCCACCCTCTCGCCCTTCGTCGCGATCTTCACGGAACGACCTGCGAGAATTGCTGCCACGGTCATCATTTCGTTCGTCACGCTCTTCCCTGTCGGACGAACGTCCTTTGTTCGAGCCTCCACCGCCGAAGGCTTTTGCGATGTGGTCATAGTCGAAGTACACCAGTTGGTCAGGTATCGGGTTCTCCACCGCAAAGTCCAACCACTTGTTGGACCCAAGCGGGCTACTGCGCCTGGCAATGGCAAGACCTTGGTACTTCGTACTGATGCCTTTGCCGGTCTTTTCGAATTCAATGTCATACCCTTCCTCCGGGTCATCGATGTTCAGAACTTCTCCGTTGCGCTTGTCCACGCACAGCTTGTTCAGGTCTGCATCAATGGTCCATGGCATCGCCCAGAATTGGACGCCTTCCTTTTCGTTGTCCCTGTCGATGATGTAGACCCCACACCTCCGCTTCGATTCCAGTTCTTTGGCGTACTCTTCGTCCCCACTGCGCAACGCTTCAGCGCGTTCCTCCGCAATGGGATCCGGCTTGTCCTGCATCTTGGACAGATCCAAGTATGTCTGGTTGTCCGGACCGATGCGATAGTGCGCGTAGATGTCCACGCCGAAGTGTGTGGGCTTCGGCCAAGTGGGCGGCAGTATCCGGATGATGTTCACACCATCTTTCGGGGTCCACTGCTTGATGTGGTCCGCCACGATCCTGTCGAACTCCTTACCTCGCATCTTGGATCGCTTGTCGATCTGTTCACGACTGCGACCTTCATACCGGTAGCTTGAACTCCCCCGGCTGCTGCCGCGGTCTTCGTCCCTGTCTTCGTCTCGCCCGCGATCTCGATCACGATCACGAGATCGGCTGCTCCGGTCATCGTCATCAGACGATCTGCTGCGCCGCCCGGTATCTTCGTCACGATCACGATTTCGGTTTCTGAAGTCCACCATACTTATTTTCCTCGTACTGTTGCTTGGATTTGAAATAGGCAGCTGACATGAGCCGTGCCGCCAAGTAGAGGCCCAGAAGGGCCGCACCGCCATAAATCAAGTAATCCATCCGTCACGCCTCTCTGATGAGTCTTCGGACTGATGTGCTCTTTTCTGAACCTCCGTGATAGGGTTTCCGATCCTGCAGCGCTTCCTCTTCGGAGCGCCGCCGATCTGAACGGTTACTGATGCTGTGACTGTTCTTAGTGAAGTATTGAGCGACGTAAAGATCACAGAGCTTGTTGACTGAGTACCCACGGACCCGCCAAGCCTCATGAAGGCCGTTCCACTGGGCAAGCTCCTGCGTTGCGCCGGTAACCCGCTCAAAGGCTCTTGTACGCTCCTGGTGCCGTTTCACGGCGGATTCAGCAGCTTTGTCGGTTGCTCTGTCATCCGAATCCTTGAATTCCCGGTACAAGCGGGCTTCGGTCACCTTGAGGTTGTTTTCGGCCTCTGAGACCTTGGCAACCAGTTGCGCAATGCGGTCCGAAATTCTGCTCATGATGTCAGCTTGCAATTCAAGCTCATCATCCAACCGGTGTTTGTTGGGGCGCAGCATCCTGCGATACGTTTCCAAATCATCCATGGGTGCCGCCGCGTTCAAGATGGGCTTGGATCAGAGCCTTGTGGGCTTGGTTCAAACTTGCTTTAGCAAGCAATTTGTTGAAGTCTTCGGCATCCAGTGGCCTGACGCTCACCCAGTTCAGATCCCACCCTTCCAGCATCAACCACCCGCAGTGTTTACTCTCGGGGTCCAAGCAGATGGCGTATTCCTTCTGAAGGTGGGATCGGATCCACTTGTGGTTTGGGAGGGGAACACACCCACTCGGGGTGTACTCGATGAACTTGGTTTCGGGGGTCGCGTCCTCTTCACTGGCCATGATGTGGATTCCTTTCACACCTACCTATACCGACGATCAGTGCAGTACGAATTCACCGAAGGCAAGAAGAATCGGGGCCATCTTGTCCGCTGGGTTGCATGGCCGTGTGAACGCATGGAGCATGTCCAGGAGCCGAACTGCGGCACCGTCACTCTTGGCACTCATGGCACATGCGTTGAGGTAGTTCACGATCACGATGCGGATGGATTCCGGGTTTGTGTCCCCCAGGGATCTCAGTCCCTCCGTCACGTCCTGCCAGTTCATGTTGCCCTTTACGAGCGCCCGGCAGAGGTCGATGATTTCTTTGTTCTCAAGGGGCGTTTCCAGGATGCGGGCGCATTCCTCCTTGTCCTCCACGTCGTACACCATATTCAGCATGACCAATGCGCGCCGGGGCGAACCGCCACAAGCCAGGGCCACTTGCTTCAGAATGTCATCGGGGGTTTTGTACTTCTCAGCATCACAGACCATCTCAAGCAGATCCATGATGCCGTCGAAGCGAACTGGCTTCAGCAAGTAACTGTTGCATCGACTGGTGATCGTGTCGGGGATCTTGCCCGCCTCAGTGGTGCAAAAGAAGTAGTAGACGTGTTCCGGAGGCTCTTCGATTGACTTGAGCAGGGACTGCCACGCTTGCTTTGACAGACTGTGGCACTCATCGATGATGTAGGCTTTGTTCGGTTCAGCTCCGAAGCCTTGATATCTGGCCCCCGAGGTCACTTCCTTCATGGCCTCCACACCACTATTGGAGGCGGCATCTACCTCAATGATTGACCCCGGGCCGCAGTTGAACCCCTTGGCCAGGATGCGCGCGATGGTAGTTTTTCCGCACCCGGAAGGTCCTGTGAGAATGAATGCGTGAGGTCTGGTTTTCGCTGCGATTGCTTTGCGAATCGACTTCACCACTTCATCCTGGCCTAGCACATCATCCAGGTGAACGGGTCGGTACTTGAGATGCAGGGGCTGCTCGAGGGCCTCCGGTGCTTCTTCAGTGATCTTGCGACGTGCGTTCATAGCTTCTTCCACTTGAAATGATTGCGGGCATACATGCCGAACAGCGCCAGCGTAAGGGGCAAGAACCCCCATGCTTTGGCCGACCAAATCCAGAGCAGCCATAGGAATTGGATTCCTATCCCGAAGACCCAGGTCTTCCGATGCAGGTTACCGGTGAGTGCAACCATGATCAGGGACAGCAACGACAGCAGCCACGGCAAATATTGAGAGATGAGTTCACGCATATGGGTTGGGTGTGTTGAATAGAACGTTGGATCTGTAGACCCCGATTTCTTGCAGCTTGTCCCATCTGTGCCCAACTGAGGCTTCCACTACAATCGGCACGTTGATGTACTCAAAACGGGGTCGGCACATCTCATAAACAATACGCTGACACTTCTGCTCCAGCACGTCATCGCGGAGCAAGAAGCTCAGGTCATCGTGCCCGTTGAAGTTGTTTTGATAGTCCGGGTCATCCTCCTGTATTGCGATCTCGGACAGGGCATCCATGGCTGCGGTCACGATGTCACACGCTGTGCCCTGGATCGGCATGTTGATGGCCTCATTTTTCGTCATGGCTCCACGTCGGCGGCGGCCCCCCAAGGTCTCAACATAAAGCTTCTTTTCATAGCTCTTCAGCAACTTCTCTTGCCACCTCTTGGTTGCGGCAAAGGTGTCCCAGAATTCTTCAGCGAGCCTTTCAGCAGTCTGCTCAGGGATCTTCAGATTTTCAGCGCAGCTGCGCACGGCCGAACCGAAAATTTGCGGGAACACCCATTTGTTCTTCATCTCCTGCCGCAGTGTCTTGAGCCCCTTCTCATCCCAGTCAATCCCGAACTCAGCCACGATCAGATCCTTGATTGCCGGATAGATTGCAATCAACCGTTCGGCCCAGAATTTGTGCACGTCGTAATTGGTCCAGCACGCGCTTACGATGGCCTCATCCAGCGTGAGCATGCCTGCCACGCGGAACTCAATCTGACCGTAGTCACAAGCAAGAATCCACTCCCATTCCCTGGACTGGACTACGCTTCGCACTTCACGGTATTTTCTCTTCGGCCAGTTGTGGATCAAACTAGACAACCGGCCCGTCACAGCTTCCATGCCGTCATAGGGGGCATGCATGATCCCATCAAAGGAGACCAATTTCTTATTGAGCACCGGAGCCAGGTATGTGGACCTGTTCTTTGACAAAGCCCTGTGTTCCAGGATCATCGGAGCACTTGGCACCTCTTTCGCTGGTATCCGGTTCAGCGCCGTTTCATCGCTGGTTTCCCGAACAACCCCGCGTTCCTCAACGTAGACTTCTTCGCGCTGACAGACCACCTTCATCAGCTTCAGAACGTGATCAGCGTTCCCTGGGTCGAAGCTGCCGTACCTGCTGGTGTACTCCTTGACTTCTTGGGTTCTTCGGATTTTTGCTTCCAGTTCAGTGAGCTGGTCACCATAGACCTGATCGAGTTTTTCTGCCACGTCCAGATTGACCGGCATACCCTTGTGCTGGATGCCTACCAACGTTGGGGTAAGCCTCATCTTCCTTTCATACTCAGATTCGAAGACCTCTTGACTCTGGACACGTGGCAGCAGAGTGTCACAAAGCCGGTCCGTCCATTTGGTATCGAGTCCGTTGTACCTGAGTACTTCTTGAACGGAATGTCTGGTGATCCATCCCTTTTGAGACACATCAACCTTGCTTTGATCCTTCAGGAAGAAACCGAAGTTGACGCGGCACTGAACGTCGAGGCTTTTGGTTCCCTTTCGCTCATCCAGCGTGTGGCATAGGGCTTGAGTGTCTTCCCACTCAGTCATGCGCAGCATTTTGTGCCCGTATTCAAAGCCAAGCCACAGCTGTTCGAACTGCGCGTTGTGGCAACGCTTCCTTCCGCTTTCTAGCAAGAACTGTCCGAAGGCATTTCGGACCTTCTTCATCTGCGCTTCAGATCCCCATCCGTCCGGATGATCAATCGTGAACGCCACAGTATCAGCAAAGCTGCCGACTGCGGCCGTCCAGATCCTTGGATCCCTCACATACGGACTGAGGTCCGACGTTTCGATATCAAGCCCTACTGCCTTGAGCTTCAGCAACCGGTGGAATGCGTCCTCCAGCCTCTGGAAGTCCCCAGGCTCCTGGCCTGTGATCATGCTGATTCCGGTGTCGTACGGAGCTTGGTAGATGTGCGGGGCTTCCTCCAGATCACCACGATCAAGCATGGCCAACATGAAGTCAACGTCATGTTCTACGCAAAGCTCATACTCGCTCTTGTTGTAGCTCGCCTTCTCCTTCTCTGCATAGTTGGGATAGATGATCGGGTAGTACCAGCAGACATGCTTGCCGATCTTCGTTGCGATCTTCGTGCCGCGGAATGTAAGCGCGTTTCGTGGTAACCCGGTTGCCCAATGCAATGGCAGGTCCCCAATCCCAACAACCACCGCAGGCTTTGTGCGCTCAATGTCTTCAACGATCCTGCTGCGGCAGCACTCCATCTCCACGGCATCAGGCTCTGCCTTAGAGCCTTTCTGCGCATTTGGTGGCATGCACTGCGTCAAGTAGTTGCTTCGAACCTCCCGCCACCAGCGATCACCAAACTGACCTTTCACGGCGCGCCCTGCCCGGCTGTGCCAATGAACCCCCTGTGAGTCCTCTTCCACGCCAGGGGCCGCCCCAAGCAGATAGATGAGTGGCCTATCCGATCCACTGGGCCCCATCTTGGGTGTTCTCAGATCCTCGTCCTTATCTCTTGGGCAGACTTGACAGCTGAGTTTGTTCAGTGCATTAATTGGGATGTCAACGTTTCTGCCAGGAACGATTCTCTTGGGTGGTTTTGGGGCCTTTTTGATTTCATTGAATATGAACCCCATGGTTCATTACTCCGCACGAGCCGGTGCGCTTACGTGTGCAATGACGTGAAGAAACTTCCCTTTGTTGCCCGCCATCACTAGTACCCGATCCCCCAAGTACATTTGGTCGCAGAGCTTGGAGCCGCGAACCACGATGGTCGGGTCTACGTGGAACTCCCCCATGCCGTCATCCCCATCAAAGGGGAAGCTTTCATCACTTTCCCCGGTCTGTGATGAGGAACGCAAGCGCATTGTTCCATCTTCACTCATGGTCACTTTCGTGGCCTTGTCCATTTCATTACCGAGCACCAGCAGCTGCCTGGAGAAGGCTGAATCGAAGGCATCCGGAATGGGAGCAAGGAGCTTTTCCAATTTCTTGATGTCCACGTGCTTGCGAAGGATCTTGTGAAAGTCCAGTGGCTCCGCATCATCGATTGTCTTTGTGAACAGAATGGCTTCTGGGCTCTTGTCACCAAACTCAACCAGCAGCGCCCCAGGCAGCATGAACAGTGTCATCTCCTTGACCAGGTGCGGGAATGCCTTTGTCAGAGAGATGAGCTGATTGCAGAAGAACGTCGGGAGAATGATCGGTGAGTCCCCAGGAAGTTCTACTTTCACATTGGTGCTGTGTCTGGAGATTGTGTAGTTGTCAGTAGCAAACAGGACAGCATTCCCACCGTCATCCACATCCAGAGTAACTCCCATCGCTGATGGGTGGTTTGGGTTGTTGCCGGCACTGACGAGTACCTGTTTGATCCCTTCTATGATCTCAGCATCCAGGAAAATGTGAGGGGGCCCGTCCTCCTGCGGCATTTCGAACGGGAAACTCTCAACGGGCAAGGTTGGAACCTTGAGCTTGGACCGTCCGCAACTGACCACCAGTGTTGAATCAGGATTCCCCCGTTTCAACAGTATCTCGCTGCCCGAAAAGCTGCTCAGAGCTTTGATCAGAAGTTCACCCGGTACGCAACACTGTTCCGGAAAATCGCATCGCACCTGAATTGCCGTGATGTCGTTATGCGTCATCGCATAACCATCGCAAAACTCAATATGGTTGTATGCCGGTATGAAGGTTTGGGTGGCCAAGGCAGGACGCACAAGGCTTGCGATCTTCAACAGAGCTTCACGATTCAGGGTTGCATCTTTACTCATGGTTTCCTCTTCAGAAGTAATGGTTGATGTGGGGTTATCAAAAATGCTGCTTACGTAGAGCCCTTCAGCAATTCCTTGTTGAACTCGTCTGGCTCCCCGAGGTGCTCTTGAATCCTAGTAAGATTCCTTTCAAAGGCTTTCATGACCTCAGGGCAGCTTTCTTCGTAGTGGCAGCTTTCCCTCGGACAATGGTGCGCATTGGGATTCAGTCCCTGGTCCACCGCATATTGGCACCTGGATGAACACGGGTGCTCGAGCATCCGGCTGTGCTTGAACCCTTGCAGTGGTTGCTCGTTCGCACCTGAATACTGAGCGAATGAAACCATGATGTCCGGATGATCACTTCGAACCAGAGCATCCCCGTACCCGGTGATGTTGTGGTTCGGGCCACTTCCTAAGAAGATTTTCACTTTCTCTCCTATGGGTAATGAAACCCCACTGACGTACGCAAATGAATAGAGCGTGTCAGCGTGATCAGCTCTGCGCAAGGCCATCACGTACCCGTTCGATTCACTTGAGTAGTCAGTTTTTCCTGGGGTCAAGTAGATTTTCACAACAAGAAGATTCCAAGCACTACCACTGATACCGGGATCAAAAAGGCAAACCACAGGATCCCACGTTTTTGCGTTGGAAACTGGGCAATGATCATTGCCAAGATGAACACCAGCATCCAAGCCACGTCACTGATAAACCGGCTCACAGCTTTCCATTCCTGTGCATAAAACACCTGTGTTCTTGGGCGAACCACTGTCGGCATTTCACTTGCGGCTCTCTGCAGTAGATTGCTTTCTGCACAGGTGTCCAAGCCCTGCCATAAGCAGGAGCGACATGATGACCGTTGACACACTGCCACTTGGACCAAAACGCAGACTCTTCAGTTGAAACTGATGTGCAGTTCATAGCAGCCCTTGCTGTTTCACTGTGTAAGGCTTAAAAGGCTTGAGCGCTTTCACTCGCCCAACCTCTCGAAAAAATGACACATTGACCAACGCTCGATTGAAATAGCTGGTGCGGCAGTCTTCGTAGGAAGTGCCGCAGAAGTCCAACCACTTATCCAGGAGTTGCCGGTGTGCCGGTGTCAGCTGGTCCGCTTGCGGTCTGCCCTCCACGCTGTTTGCATGCTTGGCAGAAATTGCGATGGTGCTGGGCATTTGGTCAAACAGAAACTCCCCGTCCACTGAGTGCGGCAGGAAAATCTCCCCATTTGCAGTAGTTTGAACCCACTTGGTTGAATCCACGGAGTACCATGGGTAGCGGAACATCAGCACCATGGCAGTCATTCCGAATCCGTGGGTCTTCACGGTGGGGAATCCATCCTTGTCGCACAAGCGCAGGAACAAATCATCCAACCACTCCCGGCGCTCTCTGGGCTGCACCGCCACCAGTCCGCCAATGCCAATGTACTTGCACCCGTACTTCAGCATGCGGTCCAAGAAGTGCCAGGGCTCAGCATAGTGGAACACTGGGATGGGGTCCAAACCGTCCGCACGCATGTAGAGGTAGTT